GTGGTATTCTAAAAACTTCTGAAGTACTTGATTATTCTTAGGAACTGTTAAAAACCCATTTTCAAAAACAATAGGCTCTAAAATAGCATTATTATCTTGTTCATCCTGAAAAGGTGAGTTTTGATTTCTTGCATACCTTAATGCTTTGTTGGATCCTGTTTCTTCATCAAACCATAGCAGAGGAAATCTCTGTGTATGTCTTGACGCTAAGATTAAGGATAAAGGTGCAGTTTCTCGTGTAAGCTTGTAGATTTTATCTACGTATTTGGTAGTCGTATTCATTAGATTAGATTTAAAATTTATAATAAAAATAATGGGGGCTTTTACACCCCCATTAAGATAGTGTACTATTCTTGGAAGATAAAGAAGTTGTTAGCACCTAAAGTACAAACAGCTCTCTCTGACAAGAAGTTTACTTGCATGTTATCAACATCACTTGTTCTTGCACCACCAGCAGAACCAGTAATCCAAGTTTTGTAACGTCTGTCTTCAGTTTCTGAAGCTCTATATCTAACATGTAAGAAAGGTCTCTTAGCGTTTTTACCAAGGATTTGGTCGTAAACACTAGTTGATCCAGCGGGCACAAGTAGTCCGTTTACACGTCCTGATCCTGCTCCTGTTGGAAGTCCACCTCTCATAGTTGGGTCATTCAGGTATTTCCAGTCAGTCTTGTAGAAGTCATAACCTCTTCTAAATCCTGAGAAACCTAAGTTTAACGCCATCTCTTCGTCATTGTCAAAAAGACCATATGAAGTACCGCCTGCTCCGTAAGAGTTTTGGGCAGCTAACATATCATCAATATCAAAAGCAAATTGTCTGTCAACGAATAATACGTTTTCTTCAATCGCTCCTTGCTTGTCTAGACGACTAATTACATTATCAAAGTCAGCTAACACTGTTGGGTTTCCACCGTCCCAGATATTACCTCTTTGTTGTACAGCATAGAAAATACCATCAGATCCAGCTCCAGGATCAGCAGCACCACCTGCACTACCAAGAATGGCAGCAGCTCCTGAGTTTGTCTCAGCGGGTACAGCTTCAATCATTGCTGTTTCTAGATAATCGTCAAATCTAAGTCTTGTTTCATGCTCAGATTTTAGATACCATAGGTATCCTGTTCCACCGTCTTCGGTAGTGATCTCAATCCATCCGATTTGTGCCATATCAGATCCAGATACATTGTAAGTATCTTTGATGATAATAGGCTTGTTGTCAAAGATGAAATCATTTGATTCAAGAGATCCAGCCATTCCAGCAGTACCTTTCTTGAATTCTGACCCATAGATAAATACAGTAACGTCAGCATTACCAACACCTGTACCTGCAGTTGTTAAACCACCGGCTTCGTAAAAGTCAGCTGTAAACTGTCCTCTTCCACCACCAGCATTATTAACCGCACTAACTACAGCTTTGTTTGATCCTGAGCCATCGTTTTGCACAATAACTACTGTCTGTCCAACTCTAATAACTTGCTCTGCAGCTGTAGGGTCTAATACATCATTAACTTGAAATACAACTTGGTCTGCCGCACCAGCTCCTGCTGATCCAACATTAGTGTATTTAGTGTGTAGTCTACCTTGCTCTGCCCATTTGATTAAGTCAGAGTTAGTAGGCATCTCAGCACCCACCATACGTAGGAAAGATGAGATAGTTCTGTTACCGTAACGCTCGAATTCTTTTTCGTAAGTGTCAGGTAAATATTGATTTAACCAATCGAAATCTGCATTGGTTAGATAATTTTGCGCTGTCGGAGTTCTCTCTGAACTTGGCGTTAGCGCAAAAGTAGGAGTACTTTTGACTTGTCCTGCCATGATAATAAATTTTTAATTAATATTAAGTTCTTTTTACACTTTTAATTCTCAGTCCATTGCTTGAAGGCGATGATACTGATTTAACTTGAAACCCAGATTTAGCAACTGCTTCAGGAGTTGAACGCTCAGACATATCAATATTTTTAGTCTTACGCATTACATTTTCTGTTGCACTTGATTTACCTTGCTCATAAAAAAACTGAGCAAACTTTTCGGGATTCATTGCAATAGCTAAAGATCGGTGGTATCCTTCTGCATCTTGTAAAAGACCTTGATCGTCAACAAATTTATTTACAAAATTCATTGGTGTTTCTTGAGCTTTTTTTAATTCAGAAGCATTACCAGGTGTAAAGAATAATTCGCTTTGATCTAAATTGAACTTAAAACCTTTAAATTCATTGTTGAATATTTCGTCACTTTTTTTGACAAACCATTCGCTTTTGCGTTTAGCCTCTTCCTGTTGACTTTGAGCCGTATTCACATACTGTTTATAAGCATTATATTCTTTAGTATCAGTGAACTGGTTTTCCCTTGACTCAAGGGGCAACTTGTATTGTTCTTGCTGTTCCTTAAAAAACTTTTTAGCTTTAGCAGTAATTTTTTTCTTTGATAATTTAATTTTCTTAATTGCTGAATCATCATCTATATCCTCATCGTATTCATAATCTTCCATCAAGGAATCTATGTCTTCAGGATCTAAACCTTCTTCAGTAATTGTCAAATATTCTCTTACCAAAGTATCAGGATTAACATCAGAATAATCTCTTTGTAACTTTACAAATTCTTCAATGCTTCTTCCTGTTTCTTTTTTATACTTAAAGTAAGCCGCAACATCTTCAGGCATTTCTGGTGCCTCTTCTCTTGCGGTAACCAATTCGTCGATAGAATTGATTTCCTTACCGTATCTATTTCCAATATATGAAAGAACTTCTTCTTCGGATAACTCCTTAGATTCTTTATTTTCTTCGGAAGGTGAGTCGACGTTATTTGTCTCTTGATCTTCTACTTGCTCTTCAACTTTTTCTGCTGAATCACTTTTCACCTCTGCGTTTGATTTGGCCTCTGCGTCCTCTTCAAACTTTAATTCTTGTTGAGCTTCATGCTTGTTAAGCAATTCTTGCTCTACTTCTTGTACTGACTTTTCTTCAACATCAGTTAATTCTCTTACTTTAATTTCCATTAGATTTAGATTTGATTTTATTAATTACAAAGTTATATAATATTTATATACACTTTTAACATTATCTAGGCTCAAACTCAGCTAGGTCAAAACCATCCAAACTATCTTCATTTGATTCAAAATTTAAAGGAGGAAGATTATTTTTTCTTTGGTTTATTAACTTGGACTGCTCAGTGTTTTGCTGACTTATTCTTTGACTTTTGGCATCTTCTCTTGTTTGTTCGCGATTTGACAATGCCATACCGTCCATGTTACGTAGTTGCAAGTTATAATTAAACTCTTGCTCCATTAATTGACTTTTAAGCTGTGCTTCAACTTTATTACGCTCAATTTCTAGTTGCATCTCGCCTTGCTTATATTTTAACTTTCCTTGGGTTTCAAGGTCTATTTTTTGGATCGCAACTTGTGCAGCTAACTCTTGTGATTTAAGTTGCTGCTGTGATATCATTGCTTGCTTCTGCATTTCTCTTTGTTCGTCCTGCTCCTGTTTTGATTTACGTTTAACTTTAAGTAATTGATTTGCTAACTTAAGATTTTTTATCTCTCTTATATCTATAGCATCCTCCAAGTTAATGTCACCTTTTGATAAAGCCATTTGAATGTTTTGCTCAAGCATTGCCTTTTGCTCTTCATCTGGTGATAATTCTATAAATACTCCAAAGTCATAAATATACAGCTCGGATATGTCACCTAAAATACTGACATTGTATTTTCCTATCTTATTTATAAAGTCCTCTTTGAAGTCAGAATACTCTAAAATATCAGCCACCCTATACGTTAAGGCTTCCGCCAAAGTACGATATATGTAAAGACTTCCGTCTAATATATGACGGGTAGCTGTATTTGAACTAAGTGCTGCTAATTTTTGAACACCTACCAAAGCGTCTGAGTTAGGAGTTGACCCATCTCTAGCCTCATTTAGTCCTGTCACGGATCTTATCATGTCTAGATAATGGTTGTAATTAGCTATCAACATTTGTGTCTTTGAAGCTCCAGAGTTACTAGTTAACTCTTTTATAGGGACTCTACCTTGATTGTATTCACCTTCTTGGGTATAGCTTCTACCAATCACGCTACCAGTTTGAAAATATAATCTTAATGCATCTTCAGGATTATATGCCGCACCAGTACCAAGGTCAACTTCATTTAAACCATCCGCATCGATATACACACCATCAGGTACTACTCTTGCAATAACTTGCTGTAGTTTCAAATGTGTCATTTGTATTAGGTCAGCAAAAGGAATCATTCTTCTTACGAGTGACTCAATAACACCTTTATACATACGAGGTGCAGCAGCTACATAATTTGGCATTGCATGTTGAGATGAAGACTTGGGACGCACCATATTCTTTGCCAACTCCCATTTTAAAATAATATTAGTCCCCATGACCATAACACCATCATACCAAACATCAATTGTTTTTTCTATCTTTTCAAAATTTCCCTCCTCAAGCATTTCTTCAGGGGGATTAAAG